GTCAATGTCTAGGAACTCCACCGCCGCAGCCTCGCCGGCCTCGTCGCCCGTACCCACGCCGATATGGTCCCGGTATTGGCGCAGATAGCGATCGGCCAGCGCCGCATACATCGCGACCCGTTCGCCGTAGTCGACGGCGTCAGCGTCCATGGTCGAGTCGGTGACCTGGGCGAACCGTGCGCCGAGCTGCCGCAACGATACCGCCGCAGCCAGGTCAGCGACGGCGAGCTCGTCCAGCGCAGGGATTGTCGAGGACGCTACGTCGAGGGTATGCAGCACGGTATAGGACAGGCGCAGCGTGTCCGTTGTCGCCGGCGTGCGATCCGTGAACCGCACCCGCTCGCCGGTCGGCGAGTCGTAAGTCTGGAACTCGTTACCCTCGAGCATGCCGTCGGCGGGATCTTGATTGTTCGCTGGGTCGGCCTCGACGGACAGCAGATCCGAGAACCCCGACACCCACCCAGGCGGCGGGGCGTAGTCGTAGCCACCATCTCCGGTTAGGTCGTAGACCAGCGAACGCGGGACGTGCCTCGAGTAGGTGCGCCGCGCCTGGTCGATCGCGTTGTCGCGTTCGCCTTGCGTGAGGTACGCGGCGCCGTCCCTGATCCGCTCGTCCTGCCAGGTGCGGAAGTCTGCAAGCGTGGACAAGGATCAACTCCCCGCTGAGGTTACTCCTCGGGACGCCACTCGACGACGAACGATATCGGGCCGAACCCGGCAGCGAGCCCGTCCCCGATCTCCTCCAGCTCGGCGCACAGGTACATGCCGTCGGTCAGCGCCGACTCGTCAGCGGTGATCCCCGTGAACGCGATCGACGTGTTCGCGACGGCGTCGGCGCCGGCGCCGTGGTCGATGTTCGCGATCTCAGTGGGGACTGCGTAGGCCGAGGTGCGCGTGTCGAGGTTGATATTGTTGGTGTTCGCCCCGTGGCCGGTGACGGCGAACCCGTACACGACGCGCACGGACTCGATCACGCAGGCGCCGGTAGCCCGGAAGATCGGGATCGACAGCGTGTTCGTCGCGGCGACGTGGAAGAACGCTGTGGTCGTCGTGCGGGTTCCGGCGACGTCCTGGATAGGCTCGAGTCCCATGGATCAACTCCTCACTGTGCGGGGCGCTCGGCCCCGGTTCAGCCGCCGGTTAGGCGACGATCTGACCGTAGAGACCACGCCAGTCGAGGGCCTTGACGCCGTAGACGTGACGGATCTTGTATTCGATCTGGTCTGCGTTGAACGGCGTTCCCTGCGTGGGGTCGTCCTGCACGAACAGCTCCGGCTCCTCGCGCCCCTGCCAGAAGCCGACCTCGAGCAGCGGCGTGTTCGCCGGGTCCGCGGCCAGGTACCAGTTGTTGACGTCGGTCCAGTGGCCGACGACGACGACGTCCAGATCGGTGAAGTCGGGCAGGTTGGAGACCACGGCGTTCGCCGCGTGCGTCGCCGCCGAGGCGCCGCCACCGATCAGCCCCTGGTGGAAGCCCTGCGTCAGCGACTGCGCCAGGTGCATGAGCTCGTGCGGGACGATGATCGTCTTCGGCCTGTTCGACGTCGACAACGGCTGCACCGTCGCCTGATCGCCGTAGGGCGTCTGATCCATCATGGCGACGACCGACAGCCGAAGGTTCTCGGGGTTCAGCGCCAGGGCCGCGGAGTTGCCGTGCCCCGCGTTGAACAGGGCGACGGTGTCGTACATCGCGGCGTTCGTCGTCAGCACGTTGAACACGGCCTGGAACAGCGTCTTCGCCGCGGCACCGCCGAGCTTCAGCGGGATGCGCCGCACGGCGCCGACGTCGTCATCGGCGATAGCCTCGAGCGTGATCCGCTCGCGCCCGCCCCGCTTCGCGATCGCGTAGGTTTCCTCGTCGTCTCCCGGCGAGGTCAGCAGCGGGTAGTTGTTCGACTCGGCGACCGTCGACAGCGACTCGTAGCCGCCGAGCATCATGCGCCGCTGCGTCCTGAAGTCCTTGATCGACTCGATGTTGCTGACGATCTTGCGCCAGCTCTGGAGGTCCGGGCGGGCGTACTCGGCCTGCATCGCCCGCGCCACCGAGTCGCCGAGGATCTGGCCCCAGGTCGACGCCTGCACGGCTTCGGTGACCCGCCGGAACGGCTGGCCGGGTCGCAGGTTCCGGCTCTCACGCGTGCCCCAGGTCGACACCTCGGGCAGCCCGCGGTAGCTGATACCCTGCCGCAGCATCTCCTCGAAGCCGACGTCCATGCCGGGGATCTTGCCGGTGGCGTGATAGTAGGACTCGTGCAGGCTCGTGAACCTCGGCACGATCTCGTCGCCGAGCTTCATGTCGCGGTTCGCCATCATGCCGTCCATGGCGACCTGTAGACGGTCGAGCGAGTCGACGCCCTGCGTTGCGCTTTCGCGCGTGGTGCCTGCGTCGGTGACCTTCGGCGACGGGGCGACCTCGGCGAGGTAGTCCCGCTCGGCGGCGATGGCGTCGTCCGTCGCCTTGACGGCCTCGGCGACCGTGTCGAAGTCCCGCTTGAGCTCGGCGCGCAGCCGACGCTGTGCTGGCAACGGCAGGCCCGACTCCGTGATCTTGTCGATCACCGCTTCGCGACAGGCGATCTTCCGATCGATTCGCGCCATGATCGCCGACTCGTCCACGACGGGCGCGGGCTCGATGGCGGGTTCCGGTGTCGGCTCCGGTGCGGTTGCGGTGGGATCGGCCATTGTGGGATCTCCTGGGGATGACAACGAGGCGACCAGCCGCTCCAAGGAGCCGCCGGCCGCGGGATGACTGACTACGTCAAGCGTAGGATTCGGGGCGAACGAGATGACCTTGCGGGTTCCGTCGCCCGTGCTTTCGACCTGGGCTCGAGCGTCGATGCTGAACCCGAACAGCCGGCGCGCCGTTTCGCTGCCGAGCTGCCAGGCGTTACGCATCAGCGAGCGCAGACCTTCGTCGATGACCTTGAACGTGCCGAACAGGCCGGCGCGGCCGTTGCGCTCTGCGAAGTGTACGCCCTCGACGGTGCCGACGAGGTTCTTCGCAGCGCCGCCGCCGTCGCCGAACAACGACTTCAGCTCGCCCGGTAGATGATCGCGCAGCCCTTGCTTGAGCTCATACGCAAACACCTTGACGCCCTCGAACACGTCGGCCGCGCCCTGGAGCATGTCGTCGGTGTACAGGTTCCCGTTCTGCGACAGGCCGGCGGATAGGATGCAGACCTCCCACTCGGCGCCCGTGCTGTCGGCCTCTGCCAGGATCGACAGGGTAACGGCTTCGGACAGCGTCACGGTCTCAGGGATCGGCATGGTCACGGCGACAATATGACAAGGGGTGATGACATATTGTCAACCCAAACTGTCGCCTTTATCTCGAAAGGCGCGGCGCCGGCGACCACTCGGGCATCTTCTCGAGGTCGACGCAGCGGCAGTTGACGACCTCGCGCGCTGGTCCGGCTGGATCTTGCGGTGTCATGAGCAGGGCGCCGCCGACGTTGAACGGCTCCGACACCTTGCGGATCTGGCCGTGCGCCTCGGCGTGACTCTCACGCGTGCGGCTGTCTGCGGTTGCGATCCACTCCTTGACGAGCCCCGGCACGCGGTCGGACAGCTCGACCATCTGCGTGTGATGCGCCACCGAGAAGGCCCGGTTCGTCTCCGTCCTGACGATGCTTTCGGCGCGGCCCATCGGGCCGATGAACCTATGCTCCCCGTCGATCTTGACGCGTACCCCTTTGACCATGCGCCCGATCTGCGTCATCGCTTCGTGCGGGCGTTGCAGCCCGAGGGCGGCGGAGCGCACCTCACGGGCGATCCGGCGTCGGGTATCCTCGCCGACCTGGACGACGAGGTCCGCGCTGATCTCACGCAGCGCCCCGACGAGCTCGGGCGTGACGAGCGTTCCGGTAACCGCAGGCACGGCGACGGCATCGGCGAATACCTCGGCGACCTCGGCGCCGAGCTTCGCCCCTTGCTCGGCCGTCGCGGCAGCGGTGACGCCGGCGCTTTTCGCCCAGGCTGTCGTAGCGCGTTCGATCTCCTCGAGCAGCGCAGGCAGGCGGAACGACGTCCACGAGTCGACGCCGCCGAGACCGTCGAGCACTTGGCGACGCAGCAGCTTCGTGCGCTTCGCGATCTTTCGGATGCTCTCGGCCTGGAGCGTGTCAGCCGCGCGCACGAGGCGGCGCGCCTCGCTGCGGAACTTGCGCTCCGCTGCCGTGGCCTCGTAGACGATCGACAGGCGCACTAGATGATGCCGAGCAGCTTCGCCCTCGCCGCTGCCTGCTGCGCGTCCTCGCGTTCGCCGGTGCCCTCGTCGACGGCCTCGAGGTCGATCCCGATCTGCGCGACGGCGTGCCGGAAGATCGACCCGGCCTCGCCGTTCGTGATCCAGCCGGACTCCTCTGCGCTTGCCAGGGAGAACGCGAGGCTCTGCGTCGCCGTGGCGATCCGGTCGGTTTGGCTCGCCCATATCGTCGACATCACGACCTCGAAGGTACGGTCTACGTCGGCGTCGATCTGGCCCGCCTCGATCGCCTCGTCGAGCACGAACTCGAGCAGGTCGTGGACAAGGCACCGCACCTCGTCCTGGCGACCGCGCAGCGACTCGGTCACGGGCGCGCCGGACTCAGAAGCCGTGGCGCGGTTGCTGTCGCCAGGCTCGCCGAGCCAGTGCGGCGGGAACCCCATCCCCGTCCCGATCCAGACCTTGAGCATCTTGCCGAACTCGGTCAGGTCGCCGCCGTCGATCTTCGGCGAGATAGCCGTCCACTTCGTGCGGTTGTTGTGCGCCCTGATCATGTTCGGCCGCGGCGGCGGGATCTTCTTCACAAGCTCTTTCAGTTGCTGCTGGTTCGCCCCGTCGACGACCAGATCCCACGCGACCGAGTTTTGAATCTGTATCCGGTCGAGGGCCGAGATCAGGAACGTATCCAGACCGTCGAGCCAGTCGACGACGGGCAGGAGGTCCGAACGCCCGCGCGAGCTGTTCGGCGCGCGGTTGACGGACCAATACGCGACGTCGCCGACTCGGCGCCCTGCGTCGTCGTCCCAGCGCACGGCCTTGAGCATCTGCGGCTTGCTGTCGCCCTTGCCCTGGCGAACGGCGATCCGGTCGATCTCGAGGGCGTTGTGTTCGTCGAGGACGACGGCGGCGACCTTCGACGGATCGATGTAGCCGATCCGAACCTTGCCGGCGCCGCCCTTGAATACCGGCAGGATGACCTCGCCGAAGATCGACAAGGAGCGGACGAAGCCCTTCATGCGCTTGTCCATCTTGTTGACCGGGTCGTCCCAGAACCGGTCGAGCGCAGCCTGCACGCTATCGTCCGCGGCGCGTAGCCGGATGCCATCGCCGTAGACGTAGTGAGCCGTCAGCTCGACCAGGCGATAGCCGAGCGGGTTACTCTGCCAGGCGTAGAACGACAGCTCGGCGGCGCGCTCCTGCGTGACCTGCGGCAGGGCGCGATCCGGCTGTCCCGATAGCGGGCGCCACAGGTGCGGGTCCGGGTCGATCTCGCCTTGCAGCCCGAGCGGCGACGCCTCGGCGATGGCGACTTCCTCGGCCGCGCGTTCCCACGGGTCGATCCTGCTAGACAGCCACGAACGAAAACCCATCAGCCGCTCCCCTAGTTGCGGAAGATTCCGCCGCTATTGCCGCGCCCGAACAGCGTGGCGTTGTTCTGTGCGAACAGCCCGCGACGTGCGGGCGCGTCCTTGACGCCCATCCGAGACGGCGCCTCGTCGATGTCCGTCGCCATCGCCGCCATCGCCACCGAGGCCGCAAGGTGCAGCCGGCGATTGCCCCAGTTTGCCAGGGCCAGCGCGATGACCATGTCGTCATGAAAGCCCGACGGCGCAGAATAGGAGACGTTCCCGCCCGGTGTCACGCTGCGGCGATATTGCATGAGCTCGGCGATCAGCGTCTCCTCGGATCGAGGTATCCACAGGCGCCCGCCCTCGATGTCGATCATGAGCTGTTCGATCGCCGCGTTCTTCTCCTTCGCGACGTTCGTCCGGATCGGGATCACATACGCCCCTGCGCCGGCGAGGTCTTCGGCGAACGCATCGCCGACGCCGGCACCGTCGATCAAGATCGGCGCCCGTCCCCACTCGTGCGACATCTGCAAGACGCGCTCGCGCATCTTCGCCCAGGACTCGCGGCGAGCTCGCCAGGTGTCGACGACTTGGCCTTGCGACGTCATGCAGACAACGGCCGTGTAATCCTTCTGCTTGCCGAGGTCGACGCCCAGGACGACGGAAGGACGCACCGTCCACTGTGGTAGCTCGTTGACCAGGCAGCCGCGCAAGTCACCGAAAACGGTAGCAACGCCCTCGACGAACTCGGCGAGGAACTCCTGCCGGAACCACATCGACGGCGAGCCGCGCCGCTCGCGCTCTAACTCCTCGACCGTGACCAGCGGGTTTAGCGTCGACGGGAAGCGCCATGACGCAACGTCCGGCCAGTCCGGGTCCGCGCCCTTGCTCCACTCGTCGAACAGCCAGTTACGACCGAGCGGCGTACCCGTGCCGACGATGCGCCCCCGCGTCTCGAGCGTCGCCGCACGCAAGATCCGGTAAGCCTCTTTCTTCACGAGCTGGCATTCGTCGATCCAGATGTTATCCAGCCCGCCGCCCCGTAGCGACTCCTCCCATTCTGCCGACCGGAACTCGATCAGCGACCCGTTGCACAGGTATAGCTTCCGTTCCCGCTTCAGCCACAGGCTAGTCAACTCGCGGCAGTAGCCTAGCGCCGTGTCCATGAGCAGCGCGCGCTGGGCGTGGTCGAGCATCGGATACGTCGGCCCGACGACCCAGTTATAGCTGCCCCGCTGCATGAGCCCCGACCGCACCATGTCCTCGGCGCCGCCTCGAGTCTTGCCGCCTCGACGGCCGGCGACGACCCACCGCTCCCGGGCGCCGCTGTCGTGCAGCTCGACCTGGCCGGCGTGCGGGAGATACTTCGACAGGACGATCAACTCGCCGCCCTCGATGAACACGCCGCCCTCGACCTTCCGGTGGAAGTGTGCCTTGCGCGGCTCCCGGTACAGGTCCGCAGCCTTGCGCGTAACG